GTACGGGAACAGGTGGTCACGGTCATCGGACCGCGTCATCGACGGGGCCGCGTGGGCCGCCTGTCAGCTCGCCCCCGGCGCCCCCCGACCACAGGGGCCAGTCTGTTTCTCACTCGACGTGGCCCCGGACCGCGGGTCGGCCGCCATCGCCATATCAGTACCCCCCGACACAACCCGCCCCGCCTACGTCGAGGTGGTCGACGTCGGGCCGGGGGTGGAGTGGGTCGTGGATCGTTGCCTCGAGCGTTTCGCCGTGTACGGGGCCCCGTTCGCTGTGGACCGTTACGGCGCCGCGGGCCCCACCGTGGACGCCCTCGAGCGCGCCGGGGTGCCCCTGCTGGTGATGAAAGCCGGGGACGTGGCGAACGCCGCCGCCGGGTTCCTCGACGCCGTGACCTCCCACGCCCTCGACGTCTACCCCTCCCCGGACTTGACCGACGCCGTCGACGGCGCCGCGCAACGGACCATCGCGGACACGGGAGGTTTTGCGTGGTCCCGTAAGGCCGCCGCCGCCCCCGTTCCCCCCCTGGTGGCCGCCTCCCACGCCCTGTGGGGGGCCCTCCATCTGACCCCCGAAGTCAGGCCCGTCGCGGCCGCCATGTGAACAGGTCGGCCGCGGGGGCGCCGTTTGTCGGTATCGGGGTGCTAGACAGACCCCTATGCGGCTGTTGTCCTTGGACTGTTCCCGGACCGACGCCCTCACCCTGTGTACCGACCCCGGATGCACGTTCCGGGCCGGCCCGTTCACAAACAGGGCGGATGCTAGGGCCGCGGCGGACCGTCACCGCCGCCTGTACCACGTCAAGGCCGCCGCCGACCTCGAGGCCGTACGCCGCCGCCGGGCCGCCGCTGCGAACGTGGGCAGGCTGTGACCGTCCGCGACTGGCTGTGGCCCCGCCTGCCGGCCCTGCCCCCCCTGGAACCTCAGTTTGAGGCGTGGACCGACAACAGTCACCTGTTCGATTTCGTGGCCCCCGACCTGGGTATCCCGGCCGACCGGATGCCCCTGTCCCGGTTCGCCGCCATGAGGGTCCCCGCCGTTTCCCGTGGCCGTCACCTGACGTGTTCGGCCATCGCCGGATGCCCCCTCGAGGCATACCGGGGGGCCGACCTCGTGGCCCCACAACCCACCTGGGCATATGCGACGGACGGTCAGACAGGGGACGTCGACACATCGGACGCCCGCCGTTGGCAGCTCACCGCACAGGCGCCGTGGTATCGGATGCTGTGGACCGTGGACGATTTGCTGTTCTACGGCGAGTCGCTGTGGTACTCCACGGCCCTCGACGTCGACGGCCGCCCGACCCGCATGGTCAGGTTCCCCTATGCGGCGTGGACCGTGGACGACGCCGGCACGATAACCGACCTCGATAACCATCCCCTCGACACGGCCCGCCTCGTCTACTTCCCCGGACCCCATGAGGGGATTCTCCGGTTCGGGGCCCGGACCATCAGGCAGGCATCATCGCTGGAACAGTCGTCGGCCGACGTCGCGGCCCACCCGTTCCGCCTCGAGCTGCATCAGACGACCGCCGCGACCCTGACCGGCGACGAACGCCGGGAAGTGGTCTCCGAGGCCCGCGCCGCCCTCGCCGCCTCCGATGGGGTCCTGTTCACGAACGCGGCCCTCGAGACCAAAGAGCACAGGATGGACTCTGACGCCCTGTTGATCGGGGGCCGGAACGCGGCCGCCCTCGACGTGGCCCGCCATATCTCCATGCCGGGGGCCATGATCGACGCAACGACCGAGGGTGCCTCACTCGAGTATCAGACGGCGACCGCCCGCAACCAGCAATGGATCGACTACGGACTGTCCCTCTACATGGACTCCGTCGAGTCACGTTTGGGCATGGACGACGTCGTACCACAGGGCCAACGGGTCGCATTCGACACAGCGGACCTGACCACGCCGACCGCCGGCCCGACCGGGCCCGTCACGGAGGACTGACCTATGCTCTACACCCTGACCCTGACCGCCCCGGCCGCCACCATCACCGCCGCGGAGCTGGACTCCCGCCGCCTCGCCGGGGTAGCCATCCCCTACGGGCAAGCGGGCCACACGTCCGCGGGCCGCCTCACGATCAACCCCGGCGCGATCCGGCTACCCGGCGACCTGCGCCGCGTCAAGCTGTTCCGCGAACACGGACGGACGACCCCGGTCGGGTTCGCCCTCGACGCGACCGAGACCCCGGAGGCCCTGACGATGTCGTTTCACGTCGGGGCGACCCCGGACGGGGACCGGGCCCTGTTGGAAGCCTCCGAAGGTATCCGCGACGGACTGTCTGTTGAGCTTCACGACGTCAAGATTCGCGACGGGGTCGTGACCGCCGCGGAGCTGGTCGGGGTGGCACAGGTAGCGGTCCCCGCGTTCGCCGGCGCGGTCCTGACCGCCTCCGAGACCCCCCCCGAGACCGCCGTCCCCGACACGGAGACCGACGAGACCGAGACCGACGAGACCGACGAGACCGAGACCGACGAGACCGACGACCCTGCAACGCCCGACCCTGATGAGAGTGAGACCGCCGTGACCGTAACAGCCGAAGCCTCGAGGCCGACCCCGGCGGCCGAACGGACCCCCGCCACGGGGCCCCGGACCCTGACCGAGTTCGCGTCGTCCCTGGCCCCCGTGATGACCGCCGCGGGTGACGCCGGGACCGTGAACGCCGCCCTGGCCGACATCATCCCCGCGAACACCGGCGACCCCGGTGGGGCGTTCATCCGCCCGATGTGGCTGGGGGAGCTGTGGACCCCACGCCGCGACGACCGCCATTTCGTGAACGTGTTCTCCGGGCCCGCCCTGACCGGGATGACGTGGGAGGGGTGGAAGTGGGACGTCACCCCCGTCGTCGGCCCCTACGCCGGGAACAAGACCCCCATCCCGACGTCCCCGGCGAGCATCGTCCCCGAGACCGGGACCGCGACGAGGATCGCCGGCGGATGGGACGTGGACCGAATCTATGAGGACTTCAACACCGGGTTCATCGCCGCACTACTCGAGGCCGCCACCTACGACTACGGCCAGAAGTCCGAGGCCGCCCTGGCGACCGAGCTGTTGGCCGTCGCCACGGACGGGGGCCCCGCCACATCGGTCCCCGAAGGTATCTCCATCATCGCGTCCACGTTGGCCGGGGTCGGCGCGAACCTCTCTACCCTGGCGATGGCCCCCGACGTGTTCGGCGTGTTCCTGGGTCTCCCCCTGGCCGACGTCCCGTGGTGGCTCACGAACCAGTCGGTCGTGACCATCAGCGGGGAGGGTTCCTCGTCCGTCGCCGGCGTCGTGGTCGACGTCGTCCCGTCGCTACCTTCGGGGACCATGCTCGGCGCCGACCGTAACGCCGTCGACTTCCGCGAGACCGGCCCCTTCCGTGTTCAGGCCCTCAACATCCCCAACGGGGGGATCGACGTGGCCCTGTTCGGATATCAGGGTCAGATCGTCCACGACGCCCGCGGCGTGGTGAAGGTCGCCGCCCCGGTCCTGCCCCTGGCCGCCTCGAGCAAGTCGACCCCGAAGGGGAAGTAGCCGCGTGGCCGATGGCACAGCCGCCGCCCCCCTCGACGCCTCCGCCGTCGAGGGGGGTCGGGTGACCCCCGCCACGGGCCCGCCCTACGCCCCGTCGTGGCTGTTGGCCGCCGACGTCCGCAAGTGGCTACGAGACACCGGGACCCCCCCGACCTCCGACGACGTCGAGGTGGACCGTATCTGTGCGATGGCCGAGACCTACGCCGAAGCCTGCCGGCCGGAATGGGCCACGACCGACGATGCCGGGGTGACCACCTACACCCCCGACGCGGAGACGTATCAGGGGGCCATGATGTTGGCCGCGAAGACGCTACGCCGCCGCAACAGCCCTTCCGGGGTGGAGACATTCGGGGACGTCGGAATCTCGTTTGTCGCCAAACATGACCCCGAGGTCTCTAGGTGTCTACGGACCGACGTCCACCAGCGTCCCGGCGTGGGGTGACCCGTGGATTTCGCTACCCGCCTCGAGGACGTCCTGGCCGACCTGCTGGACTCAGGTCTGTCGGCCGGGACGGACCCCGCCGACGTCAACCCCCCCGGCGTGTACCTGCTGCAACAGGACCTCGAGACCGGCATGGGGAAGCTGTGCGGGACCGAGACCCTGACCCTGGCCCTGGCCCTCGTGGTCCCCGACACAGGGACCCGGCAGGCCAATATCGACCTGGCCCGCCTCGCCGCCCGTGTCGGACCGGCGGCGAAGGTCGCCGGCCTACGCCCCACCCCCGACAAGCAGACGTTCGACCGCCTCGTCCTACCCGACGACCCCACAGGTCTCCCCTGTCTACGGATCACCTACACCACCACCTACCCCACCACCTGAGAGGACGCCACCATGACGATTTCGACCGAGGTCCTGGGCCCCGGAACCCTCACCATTGGGGAGACCGGAACCCCCATCGACGCCTCCTGCCTGGTCAACAACTGCAAGATCACGGTCTCCAAGGATCAGTCCGACTCGACCACGAAGCTGTGCGGGGACGTAGCGGCCGGCGCCACCACCTACACCTACGCCCTGACCGGGAACGTCGATCAGGACCTCGCAACCACGACCGGGCTACACGCCCTGTCGTGGAACAGTGCTGGGACCGCGCAACCCTTCACGTTCACCCCCAACACGGCCGTGGGCGCCACCGCGACCGGGACCCTGACCATCGACCCGCTCGAGTTCGGCGGGGACGAGATGGGCGCCGACATGACTTCCGATTTCGAGTGGACCGCGACCGGGAAACCCGTCATCGTCTACGGCACCGGCGTCGCCGGGGACGACGCCGCCTGACGTGGCCGCCGCCCCGGTGGTCCGGGTCGACGGGGCCCGGGAGCTACGCCGTACCCTCAAGGCCGCCGGGGACGACCTCGAGGACCTGAAAGCCGTCCACGCAACCATCGCCCGCTACGTCAGTCTCCGGGCCGCCGCGATGGCCCCCCGGAAGTCCGGACGCCTCGCCGGGTCGATCCGCGGCAACCAAGCGAAAGCGTCCGCGACGGTCCGGGCCGGCGGGGCCCGTGTCCCCTACGCGGGCCCTATCCATTGGGGATGGCCCCGCCGCCACATCACAGCCAACCAGTTCCTAGTCGACGCCGCCCATACGACCGAACCCACGTGGACCCGCTATTACACCCGTGAGGTCGAACGCATCATCGGGAAGGTCCACGGAACATGACCACCACCACTATCGCCCGGAGGAACCTGTGCCACGCCTGACCCGTACCCTCGCCACGATCGAGCTGGCAGATGGGACCGTCCACGAGAACGTCCGTGTCCTACACGTCGACGTGATGAACTACAAACGGACCGCGCAGAAACACGGATGGCCCGCCCTCGCCGTGAAAGACGGGGTCGGGACCGTCCCCCACCTGGACTACGAAGAGACCTTCACCGCGTGGTCGGCCCTGAAGCGCCTCGGGGTCTATGCGGGGACCTGGGAGACGTTCCTAGACGTCGACTGTGTAGGTCTCGCCGTCGAGACCGAAGAGGTCGACCCTACGACGCCGCCGGCGGATGGCACTCTGCCGGCGGCCGGGTCCGTCTCTGCCTCGAGCTCGCCTACCACACCGGACTCGACGTCGAATGGCTCACGGGTCGTGCAACAGATGAGGACCTAGCAACCCTGCTGGACATACACGAGACCACCGTGGCCGAGACCGAACGACAGATGAAGGGGTGAACCGATGGCCGGGTCCGCGATCCTGTCGATCAAGATTCTGGCCGACGCCTCGAGCGCGAAACGAGGACTCGACACCGCCGCGACCTCAATGGACAAGTTCAAGTCCGGGGTACGTAAGGCCGCCGTCCCGGCCGCCCTGGTCGGGGCCGCCCTCATCAAGTTCGGCAAGGATGCCGCCGAATCCGCCTCGAGGACACAACAGGCGTTCGGAGGGGTCGACGCCGTGTTCGGCAAGAATGCCGACACGGTCAAGAAGTGGGCCGACAGTGCGGCCGGGTCCATCGGCCTAGCCAAAAGTGAGTACGGGGAGCTGGCGACCCTCATCGGGTCACAGCTGTCGAACGCCGGCCTACCCCTCGACGTCGTCACCAAGAAAACCAAGAGCCTCATAGATCAGGGCGCCGACCTGGCCGCCATGTTCGGGGGCACCACCGCCGACGCAGTCGCCGCCCTGTCGTCCGCGATGAAGGGGGAGTTCGACCCCCTCGAGAAGTACGGGACCTCACTGTCCGCGGCGAAGATCGCCGCGCAGATGGCCGCCGACGGGACCGACAAGCTCACCGGCAAGGCCGCCCAACAGGCAAAGACCCTGGCGACCCTGAAGCTCATCACTCAACAGACGGCGAAGGCTCACGGCGCCGCCGCCCGTGAACAGGACACCCTCGCCGCCCGAACCCAACAGGCCGCCGCGGAATTTGAGAACCTGAAAAGCGACCTGGGGACCGCCCTGCTACCCATCCTCGCCGCCGTGGCGAACGTGCTCGCGAAGGTCGCCCGATGGATGGCCGAGAACCAAACGATTGTGAAGATAGTCGTCGGGGTCATCGCCGCGCTCGTGGTGGTGATCCTGGCCCTGAACGTAGCCCTGTCGATCACCGCGACCGTGTCCGCGGTCCTGGCCCTCACGTGGCTACCGATAGCCCTCATCGTCATCGGGATCGCCGCCGCCGTCGCCGCCCTCATCGTGATTGTTGTGGTCCTGTACAAGAAGTTCCCACAAGTGCGGAAGGTGGTCGATGCGACGTTCGCCGGGATGAAAGCCATCGTCCGCGTGTTCGCCCGACTGTTCGTGCAACAGATCACGACCGCCATCACCGCCGTGAAAGCCATCGTCAAGGCCCTCGTCACGGCGTGGAAGACCTCGATCACCGCGATCCGGACCGCGTGGTCCGCCATGACCACAGCCATCCGGTCCGCGTTCGCGACCATGAAACC